CGAGGAAAGTATAAAATGGATAAGATTGACTATATCAGTTTATTGATAAACGGAATGACAATAGAAGAACGGGGGCGACTACTCGTAAAACCGTTTGAAAAACTATGGTCCGATCTTTGGAACGGGCAAAACACCCGACAATTCCGAACCGAATTTGAAAATGCTCGTCGTAATTTTGAAAATCTCAAATCTACCGGCGATCGTAACGGAAAGACAATGGCGCAATATATTGAAACTGCTACCGGTAAATTTACCGAAGCCGAATGGGGATTTCCTAAGGGACGACGTGCCGTTGGTGAAAAAGAGCAACAATGTGCGTTACGTGAATTTAAGGAAGAGACTGGTATTCTGCCGAAATTTATTCATATTCTTGACGAATCTCCCCTTATAGAAGAGTATACCGGCACCAATAACATTCCCTATAAACAGACCTATTTTGTGGCTTGCTGTAAACCCAATATTATTGCAAGTATTCAACCAAATAATCATATTATGAAACGGGAAATTGGAGATATTAATTGGTTTACATACGATGCGGCAATGTCTCATATTCGTGAATCTAATGTACAAAAACGCACGGTTATGACGGAACTTCATCGGCGAATTATGGAAGGAGGTCTACGGGCAAAAATTGTGACAGCACTGGAGTGGGAGACAAAGTAATTTTCTGCGTTATTATTAAGATGCCCAATAACAATACCAAAAAGAATAAGAATAAGCCGGCGAATAACAAGAAAAACAATACGAAGAATAACAAGCCGGCGAATAACAAGCCGGCGAATAACAAGACGGCGAATAACAAGCCGGCAAATAACAAGACGGCGAATAACAAGCCGGCAAATAACAAGACGGCGAATAACAAGCCGACAAATAACAAGACGGCGAATAACAAGCCGGCGAATAACAAGCCGGCGAATAACAAGACGGCAAATAACAAGAAGAATAACAACGGCAACAATGCCAAGGCGCGTATTCAAGAGAAGGTCAATGAAGCAAGAGCAAACGCGGCTGCCAGTAACACCATTGTAAACAATGCTAGTGTAAACGAGGCGGTCCAGCATTGCCAGCATTCATTACCATTCATTAGGGAGAAAGCAAAGAACTTAGGTAATAATGACCCGGATGCCAACTACTGGAAAGCATCTCTTAACTTTCTAGAAGAGCACTGCCCTATTATTGAAAAGCATGCAAATACAAATTCTAGCAAGAATTATGTCAAGCGTGTAAATACATTTGTAAAGGCAAGCGCACCCGCTGCCAGAAAGCGTTCGTGGTGGTAAACGATTTAAATTCGCCCTACAAACAGAGAGAATGGCGGAGGCGCCGACTATACAACCACAGGTTATGCAAAATGCGGAACCTATGGCTACACTTGTTGCCGAGGATGTAAAAACTTGGGATTCCGAAAAACTCCAAACCTATGCTCAAAAGTATTGGCGCAAAGACGAAAAAAATACTCAGAACGTTATTGACGCCGATTATGGCAAAATACTTGCCGGACCCCTTGATGACCGTATTCGTGATGCAATCCTAAATGAACTTACATCTCGTAAACTTGCTATTCCTAGACCACAAGAGTGGATTGAACGACGGGATCAAGAGTACGGTTTATATCCCGATGTATCGGACCCTAATTTTGCCGCACGCCTTGCTCGTAAAACCGAGTTCTACGAACTCCGTTCAGACCCCGTTCCAGAAGATAGTTGCCAACGAGCCATCGGTGAGTTTAGCACCACATCTATTCAGCGCCTTGTTGCCCGTTTCTTACATCCTGATACTCCTTACAATGGAGTATTACTGTATCATGGTGTAGGCGTCGGCAAGACCTGCTCCGCCGTAACGGTTGCCGAAACGTTCCTAGAAACGATGCCGTACAATAAAGTCTATATTATCGCACCCCAGGCGATCGCCGAGGGATTCTACCGAACTATTTTTGACGTAAACCGTCTTGTTCCTACGACGCCTGAAGAATACGCACTCACCAAGGAGTTCTGGAAGTCCCCACAATGTACAAGTATGACGTATGTCCGCCTCGCCGATATGGCAAATAATCGCAATCGTGACGAAATTAAGAAAGAGGTAGATAAACTCATTAAGTCGCGCTATAAAATTATGGGTTATCTCGCCTTCGCCAACTGGGTTCTCAAACATTTCAAGGAGATACCAGATGCTATTACCGGTGTTGCGCGCGATGACCGTAAAATCGCCATTATGCGTCAACTCTTCGCTGACCATCTGCTTATTATTGATGAGGCGCATAATCTCCGCGATGCCGACCCTGGTGACGAGGCAGCGGCAGAGGGTGCTGCCGCCGACGAACCGGATCGCGTTCGTCTTACCGAGCGCGCCGAAGGAAAACGCCTCACCCCTATCCTACAAGATATTCTACGCGTCGCTGATGGACTCCGTCTAATGCTAATGACCGCCACTCCTATGTACAATACCGCGCCCGAAATCGTCTTTCTACTCAATCTACTAAGTCTAAACGACGTGAAGGACGACTCAATGCGCCTAGAGGTATCCCAAGTATTTCAGGCGGACGGGCAATTTAAAGAAGGCGGCGCAGCGGCGCTCAGCCGGCTAATCAAACGCTACGTCAGTTATATGCGCGGCGAAAACCCCAATACGTTCCCGCTTCGGCTTACGCCCGCAGAAAGCAATAGTCTAGAGTTTATAAATACAAATTACCCTACCCGCAGCATTGCTCGTAAGGAAATGAAAAAGGGGCGAGAAGACCGTGTAGGACGAGTCACGTGGAGCGGCAACGATAAGAACATTATGAAGCGCCTCCCTCTATGGATTCACGATATACGTAGCACGTGGGTAGGCAATAATCTACGTGGATATTTGAAAAAGTACCATACACAAGAAGTAGACGAGGCAAACCGCGGTGCCGAAATTAGCGATTTTATCCTTGACCGCACTATGCAAATGGGAAATATCTATTATAAAAATGGTACATACGGACGTGATGGATGGAATAATTATTTTAAAGAAAACATATCTACATTTCGTACAACCAAGGTCAAACAGTACCGCTGGTCTGCGGAAGACGGTGCCGTAACCGCGCAAGACATATTCGGCGCAGAGGCTCTCAAACAGTACGCCCCTAAGATTGCTGCTATTGTAGATTGTATTGACCGTGGCGAAGGTATCTCCTTTGTCTATTCTCGCTACGTCAAAGCAGGAGCGTTGCCTATCGCAATCGCACTTGAACTCCGTGGCTGGGTACGCGTATTAGCCGACGGAACGCCCGCGCCTCTATTAATTCAGGAGGGAGCAGCAAGGGCTACCAAATACTACATTCTTTTAACATCCGATGACGGTCTTTCCCCCAATTTTCCTGGGCTTCTACGCTATGCTACAACGTTCAAAAATATGGAGGAAGTGGGCGGGTCCAAAGTGAAGGCGATTATCGGCTCTCAAGTCGCATCCGAGGGTCTAGATTTGAAATGTATACGCCAAATCCATTTACTAGACGGATGGTACCATTTGAATCGTATTGAACAGATTGAAGGTCGCGGTGTTCGTTTTTGCTCGCACGTTGAATTACCGCTAGAAAAACGTAATTGTCTCATCTATTTACACGCCGTAGATGTCGGCAAATACGAAACTGCCGACTTATACGCCTACCGCCTTGCCGTTCGTAAGGCGCAACCTATTGGTCGTGTTAGCCGTCTAATGAAAATTAATGCGTGGGATTGTGTTCTTAATCTCAATGCTGTGCTACTCAAGGATATGAAAGACCGCGCAATTGTTGATGCCCTCGGTCGTACAGAGACCGTCCCCCTTCGCGATGAACCGTTTACAAGTCTATGCGATTTCTTAGGAGATCCTATTTACAACGAGGACGGTGATGTTGTTGATTATGAATGTAAGCCGTATAAATGCGCGGCGGAGACGGAAGGCGAACCTGGCTCCAATGAAAGTACCCAAAAGGAGTACGATTTCCGTCGTGTATTTTTACAACGGCAACAATTGCTCATTGATTTTTTTAAAACTGAAACCGTCATACAAGTGGATAAATTACTGTCCTTATTTTACCACGATATTCCAGAATCGTTTGCGAAAATTGGTCTACGCGATGTACTGGATAAAGTGCGCATTCATCGCAATGATGGAATTTATGGCACCTTGAAACTTGTGAATGATTATATTGTATTCCAGCCCGAAGGCGTAACGGATACTATGATACCGATGGCGCTCCGCTACGGTCGTGCCTACGGTCGTATGCCCCGTGAGTTTGAACCGCCCCGTGGTACCCTTCTATCTATAGATGGACTTACACTAGAGCCGCCGCGTCCTGCGGCTCCTGTACCGGTGGCGCCTGTAGCGGTTGTTGTAGATGTAGGGGAGGAGAGTGATGAGCGTCTTGCCGCCGATGCCCTTAAAAAACTCCGTGAATGGGATAGCGTTCTAACAAAGATTCTAGAGACGAAGCTCTGTGGTCCTATTGCCACAGTTGATATTCCTAAACTGGATACACTCGCCGGCTGGCGGTGGGTTTTCCGCTATTTCCGTACTTTACCCGATGTCCGCCCTATTGCGTACCATTGGTTTATGGAGAATTTCTGGACCTACAAACAACAACTCGCTGTATTCCGTACTTGGCTCACGCGTGGTCTTGATAAACTTATCGGCTATGAGCGAGAATGCGCAAAGGTCTTTACAAAAGAGAATCACCGTATTGAACTGTTCCAGAAAGATAAGGTGAATCGTATTAGCGGATGCGTGATTTATAATATGTCGGTCGGTGAGGCGGGCGCAATACAAACTTATTGTCAGTATGGCGGTTCTATATCACAGTGTACGGCGGTATTCAAAGAGGACGTTAATTCCATTTTAGGACCGGCGATTGACCGCCTGACAAATACCGGTCCCTACTTTGGTTTCCTGGTCTCCAAACAAAAGACGATTGTATTCAAGACTGTGGATAAGGATAAGGGTGATATTAAGGGTGCCGAATGTGCAAATACGAGCAACCTCGGTAACCACGAGAAACGTATTCGTGCTATTCACGATATTTTCCGCGCAGCGGGCGATCCTATTGCGGGGCTACTTCTTGCCGATAAGCCGGCTGACAAGGCGACCGATAAAGTGCGCAAGGATCGCGGAAAGGAACTTGCTAACCAATTTGAAAAATCCGACGTAGCCTTTACTGGTGAACCCATAAAGCATACAACGGACCTGACTCTCAAACAAATATGTCCGTATATGGAGTTTTTGTTACGATACGCCGACCGCCGCGCCATAGGCGGCACACGCTGGTTCCTATCAGTGGTGGACTCGGCGCGGGCGGGGGTCAAGATGACCTGAGGGGTGGGCGCGGGGGCTTAAAATTTGAAACCTCTCAAACCATTAGGAGATAAGTAAAGGATGTATCACACCATTTACTTAGATGAGCGTGTAGCATTAACGCCTACGGAGACAAATAACATACATAAGTCCGACGACGTGAAGGATATGCTCGTAATGAAACTCAAGGAGCGCCACGAGTCCAAGTGTAATGCGAACGGCTATGTGAAGCCCGATTCTATTGAACTCGTCGCCCGCTCCGCTGGAGCCGCTGAAAACGGTCGCTACACCGGCAACTTCGTCTACGATTGTAAGATGAAGTGCGATGTACTCTATCCTAAGGGTGGTATGGTAATGCCAGTACTTGTTATCAAGGTCACGAAGATGGGTGTTTACGCCGTCTTTGAAGAGGCAATTCGTATCCTGGTGCCTCGTGATATTCATATTGGCAATACCGCTTTTGATAGCATCAAAGAGGGTGACATGATTAAGGTTCGTCTTGAGCGCAGTGAAATTAAGACAAACGCTCCTTTCATTATGGCGGTTGGTAAGTTGGTAGAGGAGACAGAAGAGGCTCCCCCTGCGTAAAATGAAATTGATGAAACACTTGTCTCTTATTAACTATGTCGGCACCCGGTACTCTATCTCCTGAAGAATACGAGCGGCGTAAGGCATTTCTAGAGAGTCTGAAGGGTCTAACAAAGACAGAGCATATTGAGATTATCCGAATTTTACAAAAACATTCGGCGGAGTTTTCCGAGAATCTAAACGGAATCTTTTTCAATTGCTGTAATCTGGCACAGCCCGTATTTGATGATCTTGAGCTTTTCATCAAGTTCACCCAGACGAATCGTAAGAATCTTGCCGACCGCGAAATGTATCTAAGCTCTTTAACCCGGAGTACGGGACTAGTTAGTGATACATCGGTCTAAGCGTAGCAATACGGCACCGGTCTAAATGATTCGCCGCTTTATAAATATAAATGGTTCATTGGAATGAATTATCAGACTTTCTAAAGTCTAATCCGTTTCAAACATACAATGTTAAGGCTTTGGAATTGCTAGTGCCTGAGCGAAAGGGCATAGATCACTTTCCGATTCTTGCCGATACGACGGCAGCGGCTCCTGTGGTACCAGCTCCTGTGGTAGCAGCTCCTGTGGTAGCAGCTCCTGTGGTAGCAGAAGAGGCTCATCCTATCACAAATCTGTTCACACCAACTCCCGTACTCAATCTTGCTGCTAAACCGCTAAGGACTCCCAAAATTCATATACAGAAATATACTCTAGATCCTATTGTATTTGGTATTGAGATGATTGATATTCTATATAATGATTCGCCTAAGGCGAGCAAGCGCCAGATGGAAATTAACGAAGCCCTACGCTGTGAATCCCGTATTGATGAACTCTATAAGTCTCAGGGTGGACGTTCGCGTGGATGGACCAAAACAATGCTAGAAGCCATTATTCGCCCCCGCTGCGCATCCGGCGGCGACCTCTACGAACTCAAGCAAGCCAAATCCGTCTTTCTATGGCAAGTCGTCAAGAGTGATAAATCGGTATCGGCATCTCTAGATT